CGTCACGCAGCGCGGCCTGCCGCTCCATTTCCCAGACGGATGCAACCGCGCGGCCCAGTGTCGTGTCATCGCCCGGCGTCGTCAGACGCGCAGCTGTGCCGACCGTCGTGGCGGCAAGATTGGCAATGGCGACATAGTTGGACACCGGAGCGGCGCTCCCCGGTTACAGCGGCGGCCAGGGACCGGAAAGCACCTTGTCGCGCACCGCATCGAGCATGTGCAGCACATCGCGGCGGCCGAGGCTGGTGGCATTGGTGACGTCGATGTTGACCGACAGGGGCCCCCCCTGCGCCTCGGCGGTGCCGCTGGCGACGGTGACATTCTGGCCGCTGAGTTTGCCGCGCTGCACCGTGAACTTGTAGGCTGCCATCGATCAGTCTCCCGTGAAGGCCTCATGCAGTGAAGCGATCGGCCGACAAAACTCAGATCGGGGAGGCGGCGGCGGACCCGCGCCGCCGCCTCACCCTCGCCAGATCAGGCCCGATTGGGAAGGCCTGTTTCCACCCCGGCGATTACGTGATGCCAACCGTTTCGATGATAAAGGTCAGCAGCGTGCCGGCCGCAATGTCGGCAACGCCGATCGTCGCGAACAGCGTTTCCTCGCCAACCGGATCATCATCCAGTGCGGTCGCATTGACGCCGATTTCGGTCAGTCGGTTGGTTGTCGTGAGCGTTGCCGCATCGACATACTTTTTGACTGAACCAGGGATCCCGACGTCGATGGTCGAAGTGCCGAGACTGGTATTCGTGCAAAGACGAACCGACGTGACCTTGTGGCCAGCGGGCTTCTTGCCGAGCTGAACGGTGTTGGTGGCCGCCCAGACAGTGCCAGGCACCTTGCTGTAAATAAAGCTGCGCTTGCCCGCACCATACTCGCGGCCATCGGCGAGCTTCGGCGGGATTGCGGTGCCATCGGTGACACCGACCAGCTGCTTGGGGGTACGAACTGCCGTCATGTGCTGTCCTTTCCTTTGGTCCGGTGCATCAAAGCACCGGACCACTCATTGCCGCTGGCGGCTTACTGCTTGACGTTGAGGATGATCCCGCACCGGCCCGGCTGCGTACGGGTTGAAGCGAGCGTGGTGCCCCCGAAAGTGCCCTGATTGAAGCGCCGCTCCGGGATAAGGCCTACATGGCTGCGCAGCCGCTGCCAGTAATTGGCAACCAGCCCACCCTTGACCCAGAACGGGTTGCGGCGGAACCCACCCGAGCTGGTCGCCAGACCCGGGATGGTTTTGAGCAGCGGATCGTCGAGCTCGATGTGGATGAAGTGGAAGCCGAGCATCCGCTTCAGGTTGCCGTTTTCGTCCACTTCGGCGCCGAAAGCCTTCTGGAAGTCAGTGCTGGTCGCCGGCACCTCGTCGAGCAGCGCATCATTGTCCTCTTCCGTCAGGACCATGTAGCGCTTGAGCGTCTTATCGACGAAATTCTCGCCGAGGTACTTCTTGGCCTCGCGCAGCTTTTTGGTGTTCATGGGCTGGTTGCCCGAAGCGCCGCCCGTGGTGACCGGAATTTCCGCGCTCGACGGGAACGGCGTCACCACCGTGCCGTCCTTGCCGCTGATGATCGGGCCATAGAAGCCCTCGAGCACGCGCTGCATGCGCTTGCGCTGAAGCGTCTGCGCCGTGATCGTGGTCGACGCACCGTCCAGATCGATCGAGGTGCGCAGCTTGTCGGCGTTCTCGATCAGGATAGCCTTGTAGAGCTCGTTGGGCTTCGGCAACCACACGCCGTTGTTGGTCGGATCGCTCCACACGGTCGAACCGTTGCGCTCTTCCGCCTCTTCCGCGTCCTGCGCATCGAAGATATCCTTGACCTTGACCTTCTCAGCGGAAGCATCATCGGTCCACACGACGGCCTCCTCCAGCATCGGGTCCATACCCTGCTGAAGCGCCATCTCGACGTTGTTCTGGAACGTTACCTGAAAAGCATTTTCGACGCTCATGGCGCCCTCCGTTCAAATGGGGTTAGCATCTGGTCGAAGGGCTAAGGGAGCGAGGCTCCGGCCACTCTATCGTTTCACGCCCGCGGTCGGCGGCTGATCCTCAGCTGGGCCCGAGGCCGGATTGCGCCGGCTAGGTCAGGACTTGGGTGAGGAAAGGATGGAACGGCGAACCGCCCCATCCCACTCCTAGCCTCACTAAGAAGCCTAAAAATCTGTGAGGGACGACTCGCCGTCAAGCCGCCCCTGCACTTATCCACAGCTATGCAGCCTTGGCTGCCTCGGCGAGAACGGCATTGAGCCGGTTCCATTTTTCGTTTTCGGGCGTGCCCTTGATCATCACCTTGTCGGCGATCGCGCGGTCAGCCTTCATCGCGTTGATTTCCGCCTGCGCCTGCTGCGCCGTCATGCCGAAGGTCTGGCGGTCGCCCCTGATCAGGGTGTCCTCGGTGAAGTTGCTGCCGATCTTGCGCATTGCGTCAAGGAACTTGCCCACCCCACCCGGCATGGCGCGCATGTGTTCCACATCCTCGCGCGTGAAACCTAGCTCCTTGAGCGCGGCGTTGACCTGGGCAATGCCTTGGTCCTTCTCCGCACCCCATGCCGCGATGTGCTTTTGCGCATCGGCCTGCAATTGCTTCACCGCCGCGTCATGCTCGGCCAGCTGGGCTTCGATTTCATCGGCCACCAGCTTCTCGCCGATCGCCTTGGGAATACCCAGCTCGTGCGCCTTGGCGAAAATGCGCTCGGTCAGTGCGGTGTTCACCGGGATAGGGTTGCCATCGGCGCCCTTGAACTCGGGGAGCTGATAGCCGGTCGGCGCATCCGGGACACCGATTGCCGCGCGATATTCGGCGATTTCCTGCGGCGTGGCGCCTTCGCCCGGAACCTTGATCCGGCCGCTTTCGCGTAGCGCCTTCTGGTTGTCTCGCGCGATCTTGGCCAGCGTCGCCGCGTCCTTGACGCCCGACGCCTTCACCCAGTCCTGCAAGCTCGCACTCTCGCCGTCCGGCGTGTCCGCCGGGAACAGCGCGAGGAAGTCCGCCGGAATGTCGCCGCCCGGTGCCGGGTCGCCACCAGCAGGCGGATCGCCCGCCGGTGCAGCCGGTGCCGGCTCGCCGCCAAACAGGCCCGCGGTCAGGCTGCCCGTGTCGTTCGTGTCAGTCCCCAAGTCCATTATCTACCTCCATCAGTTTTTGAACCGCCGCTTCATCGAGGTTCAGCAGGTTGAAAATCATCATCATCGCGGCGCGCTGGCCCTCGCGGTAAGCGAGCACTTGCGGGTCGGGATCAAAGATCGAATAACGCTCCATGCCCGTGCGCCGCCGCAACTCGGCGAGCACGATTTCGCCCGCACGGTGCGGCCGCCCGTCCGGGCCAAGGAACAGCCAACGCAGCAGCGGCCCCAGCAGGAACCGGCCGAGAATGGCCTTGGCGAAGCGTTCGGGCACCGACATGAACAGCCACTTGACCTCGCGCGCCACAAGGACTTGCCGGAAGCGCAGCCGGTTTTCCGCGCTGACACCCACTTACACGCCCTCCGAAATCGCCGCCGCCTGGGCGAAGTCCTTGGCCGCGCCGCCGGTCGCCTTGAGCAACTCGGCATCGATCGCCGCCTGCTTGGTTTCCTCGCGCTGCGCACGCCGCGCCGCGATGGCTTCGGGCGAGCGGATCACGCTGCGCCGCACCCCGATATCCTCGAGCGTGACGCGCGCCAGCTCGTCGACGTCCACCACATCGAGCACGTCGGGATCGAAGTTGACCAGCGGCGTGATCGCTTCCACCCCGCGCAAGTCCTTTTGCACCGCCTCGGCCCGCGCCATCTGCGCCAGCGGGTTCTCGTAATCGATCACCGGCCAGGCGCCGGCCTCCTTCACCACTTCGGGGAAGTCGTCGATTTGCTCCGCGCGCAGTGCCAGATCGAGGTCACGCTGCGTCATCGGATGCTGCTTTTCGGTCGCGTAGCGGGAGGCGAACGGCCGCACCAGCACGCCCTGCTTGGCAATCCGCTCGAGCACCTCGGTGGTGGTCATGCGGCTGTTCGGGTCGGTCAGCGTTGCGTAGAACTCCTCGAGAAACGCGGTGCGCACCGTCGCCTGTTCGTCCTGGATCATTTCCAGCGCGAAGGGGATACCGTTCTCGCCGCCCGGCATCCGCGCCACCATCGGCCGCCCGTTCTCGCCCATGAAGCCGGGATTGAGCCCGCCGGGCTTGGTCACCAGACTGGTCGCACCGTAATCGTCATGGAACAGCAGCGCCGGATCGACCGCCTTGTGCGCGGCGCGCAGCGTGGTGTGCTTCATGGTGTTAACGCCCTGAATGTTCGGCATCACCTTGAAGGCGGGCGACCGGCCATACACCTCGCCCGCGCTGGTCA